CGATAGTCCAATGTATAGCCATACACTATGCGGTCATTATGATGTCTGGGGTTTACGTGAGCGGCCCCGTTCCAACGAACGAGAAGGAACCCGTTGCGAGGTTGCCGCGAGTGGCCGAAATCTTGCAAGTCTTCATGATAGCTTCTCCAGTCACCTGCTCTGATGCTGACGCATTGCGCTCCTTGATGACCACCGAGTATTTGCTGCCGACGGAGAGGAGCTGGCGCACACGCGAGTTGGCGAGCACCAGGAACCCCACCGAGAAGCTCCACGACTTGCGCCCTGCGATGACCGCCTTCCAAGACTGATTCGACGATGAGCTGATTTCGATGATCTCAGATTCGCACTGTACCTCGTTGCTCCTCGTACCTGCCACAGCATGGCCGTCTACTGTAATGATGATGTTGTTGCCGTTGATTGCCATAATCTGTATTGATTTCGTTTACCATGTTACCAGTTCGCCCTGTCCGCTCCGCTTCAGGTATCGGTTGTGGACGATGTGGATTTTCTCGCCGCTGATGACTCCTTCCAGCCGCAGGTTCTGCAATCCAGCGCCTTCAAGGTTCTGCGCCAGCGTGTTCTGCTGGGCTGCATTAAGCACAACCTCGCCAGCATTGAGTCCGACAAAACGGCTCCCGTCAACCAGCCCGCCAATATTGTCACCACTGTATGAGTTGCCCTTGATCATACCACCCTCTGCATAGCCTGTCTGACTGTGGATGGTTGATATAGTTGCAATCATCGTTGCTAATCCAGAAGCTGCGAATGCGAGCCAGACCCACGGACCCATTGATCCCGCCTGTGCTGTTGCCTGTGCATAACCGAGGGCGACACTGGCGATAGCCTGCATCACGGTGCCCATGACCTTGGCGGCTGGGTCTTCAATGGCATTGAAAGCGTCACCGATGGAGCCTACCACGTCGGCGGTCGTGCGTGCCGCCTGGGTGATAGCCTTCACGTCCTTGCCGACGGTCTCAACGGGAATCTGTATGGGTTCAATGCCGATGTCTTTCAGCTTCTCGTTGATTTTTTCCACCAGAGCTTCAAAGGAAGAGTCGTCGATGTCCATCCCATCGAAGGCATTCTCATACATTTTCGATAATGCCTCAGATAAGGTGCCTTCCATTCCGTCTGGTAGAGCTTCACTAAAGATTTTATCCCATATCGGAGCCACATTAAACTCAGCAGCATTAATGCCAGCATTCACACTCTGTTCAAGAATAGACTTGATGATGTTCATGTCGGCAATATTATTCATGATGCTGCTGTAGTCAGGAGAACCGTATTCAGCCTTTGACAAGTCGCTCTGGCGACCTTGCATCCAAGCCGACATGGTTTCCTGATTGAATCCGCTCAGGCCTTGCACCATTGGAGTCTCCTTAGTCTCCTTACCGATATTCTGCAAACGTTGCAACTCGGCCTGTGCTTCCTTCAAATCTTCTGTAAGTCTGGCTATCTCTCCCTCGTCCCACGACTGACTGATCTGCTGTTGCAATGAGCGCACAGCCTCCTGAGCATTCGGAATCAGACCTACGATTTCCTCAAAATCGTCTTTTTCTTCTTCAATGCCACCGCCACCGCCAGAAGAACTGCCGCCGCCTTTGCCGCTGCCGCCACCTGTCGTGTCTACAACCGTCGGCACAATCTCCTGCGTGATGGGCTGTAGAATCTGCTTTGCCGACTGCTGATAGTCGGAGAGCATCTTCTTGGCGGCATCTACTTCGGCCTGAATCTTTGTAGCGTCGAGTGAACCGTATTTATCGGTAATGGCACCGATACGTTTCTTCAGAGATTCGTTTCTGTCGCCACTCTGCCATGCCCGTATGTCTTTAAGCTGCTGCTCGCGCGGATTGATGTACTTCCAGAACTGCTGCTGTTGCTGCTGATACACGCCTTGTCGCCTGTCTTTCCTGGCATTTGACAGGTTCGATGTCATGCGGCCTACCTTTGCATTACCGCCAAGTATGCCGTATTGATTAGCAATTCGGCCTGCCTCGGTCAGCTTGTTCAAAAGGTTGGTCAACGGGCCTCCGATAACGTCCAAGATACCAATCTTCATCGAAGTCCAGAAATTGTTGCTGGCTTCCTGAAGTGGGGCAAACTTGCGACCAAGTTCCTCCATCTTGTTCTGGAGGCTCACGTTGGCTTGGGCTGCTCTGTCGGCTGCGGTCTCCACATAGTCGCCAGCTTTGGCCATCTGCTCACGGATAATCTCGCCGACGGCCTTGGTCATGTCGCCAGTCTCTTTCATCTTCTCCTTGACCTCCGTAGCCGACAGCCCGAGGTTGTCGAGAATCATCAGCGACTTACGACCAAGACCCGTCACGATGCTGTCAACCATGTAATCTACAGACTGCCCGGTGTCTTTGGCCTTCTGCTGGGCGAATGCGAGCATCGTGCCGAGTTCATCGAGTGGCAGTTTGAAGTCGTTGAACTTAACAGCTGCTTTCATCAGTTCGAGGTCTGTCACGGTTCCGTGCGTTGCCTCTCGCAGTCCGTCGAGAATGTCGCCACGACCAAGCCGCTCAAAGGCAATGCGGATTCCCTCTCCAGCCTTTGCCATTTCCACGCCCTGCTGCACCATTCCTACCATCTCACTTCCGAGGTTGGCCACAGCCCCAGCCGCCTTGGTCAGCATATTACCGGCAAACACCTGAAGCGCACCGCCCATCTTGTCCCCAAGATCGCTGAACAGCCCGCCGCCTGCGCCTGCTGTTTTGACGGCATCGCCCATGTCGTAAAGTTCTTGCTTGGCCTCTCTTAATTGTTGGCTCAACTGACTAAGGCTTTCGGCCATAGCCTTTCCGAAGTCGCTCTGCTGCTGTTCCTTGGTGAGCGCATTGTAAGCCTTTGCCACATCGTTGAATGCCCCGACAAGTTCTTTCACCTTATCCTTTGCGTTATTTGCACTTGGCGTTATTGTTCCGAGAGCACGGGCCGTTTCAGTGCTCTTCTGCGTGAACTTACCGAACTCGTTACCAGCCAGCGTTGCCTGACGGGTATATTCTGCCAAACTCTTCGATGCGTCGCGGAGCTTAGAGTCGTATTGTGTCGTTTCAAGTTTAAAACGGGTTATTACGTCTGCCATATCTTATACAAATTCGTTAGCGATAATTTTGTCGATTAGTTCCTGGAGCTGAAGAGATGCCTTTTCCAGTGCTGCGTGAGATGCACCACTGAACCAGTTGCGGGCTGAGATTGAGCCACGATTACCTGTCAGTGCATGAGTTTTCCAGTTCTGACTGCTGGCACTTCCGAGGCTGTGACGGGTGCCCATGCGGTCTGTGTAGCTGGTGATGCCACGGTCTGCCGTTCCTGCATTTATGAAGCGGAGAATAAAGCCGCGATCCATGCCCTCGTAACCTTCAAGGTCTTTCGTGCGCTGTGAGCGTCCCCATCTGTTGCCGCCTCGCTTGGGAAGTCCTTTCAATGGCTTACGGTAACCTGTCGGTGTACCTGCCTTGCGCTTCTGGAGGATATTCACCTGACCGCCGAGGATACGCTTATATACAGCCGAGCGCACGGCCTTGTAAGCATGTCGCGGGTCGTTCTTCACCACGTTCTTTGCATCCTCAGAGATAGCCTTGCGTGCTTCTTTTAGCACCTGACCAAGTACAGCATTAATGCGCCGACGGAATGTTGGGTCGTCGGTCATCATACGTTTGAGCTGCTTCATCTGCTCGTCGTAGCCTTCGATGGTAAAAGCGTCTTGTGCCATAAAAAAAATTGTGCGATTAGCTGCTATACTAATCGCGCAATTTGATGTTTTTGGTTTACTCTGTGAGTTGTTGGCTGATGGCATCCACCTCTGCCTGGATGGTCTGCTGTTCTTTCAGTCTTTTCTCTGCGGCTGCGTTCTCCTCGATCATCAGCTGCCGGAGTTGGGCTATCTCATTGTCGTCTGGCAGGTTGCCGGCTTCTTCGTCGGTTTCGTCCCATGGGAACTTCAGGATGTCGGTCGGCTTGTAGATGCCTGCTTTCTTCAGGTCGGCCATCGAGACAGACATCAGCATGTAGGTCTGCCAGCGGGAGATGCCCCAGATATGGCGATGTCGGCGGTCATAGCCTCGCTCTATCTGAATCTGGTCGAGGTATTGCAACTCGTAGAGGTATTCACTCCTCTGGATGCCTATCTCGCCCACGAACTTCATATATCGCTCGTGGGCGATGATCAGTTTTTTGGCTTTTCATCGGCCTTGGCTTTGGCGTTCTCCTTATGGATGATCTCGGCGATAATCTTTGGCACCTCATACCACTCGTTTCTCAGCTCTACGATGGTTTCGATGAGTAGCTTGCGCTCAGTTGGTGTGGCATTGTAGAGGATGTCCTCGGAGTTGATGACCGCCTCACGCTTGTGGTAGGTGTCCGCCGCCACGATGCCCGCTATGGCCAGCAGCATGTAGTCTTCGTTGGTGGCCTCTGGCAGCTTGTCGATGACTTGATTGCCGTCGCCGTCGGATTTGAAGGTGGGGATGAATACGCCGATGGTCTTGCCACCGCTCAGTCGTTCGTAGCCGTTCTCGGTTGCGGCACAGTAGAAAAGCTCTACCTCCTTGCCGCAGATGGTGATTTTCTTTGATGTCATAGTTCCTTTGTTTTTTTTAGTGATGAATATTTATGGGGTGTATGGTGTCAGCTCACCGTCGCCGATGAATTTGGCGGTGTAGGTGGCTTCATTGCGGTTTCCGGCATTGATGGTCAGGTCAGTGAGGATTGCCTCGCCCGTCACTTGCAATCCCGTGGCCACTGCGTCGCGGTTCTGATGACCTTCCGCCCCTGCCGTCTGCGACATGCGCAGGACGTAGGTCTCGCCTACATGGAGGTCTCCTACGCAGCTTGCGCCCGCATCGGAGGGCACCACAAGAGCCTGACACTCCACCTCCCAGTCGAGTTTGGTGATCGTTTTCTGTTGCCAGTCGTTCTCCACATCCTTGTCCGACGTGTCCTCGGCCACTGCGTCCACACGTAGCGAGCACGACTGAGCTGCGGCCACGCACTTCAGGTGCGATGTGTCGGGACCGAGCAATATACGAAGGTTCTGACCTTTGATTGTTGCCATTTTCTAATATTGAAAATTGAAGATTGAAAATGAACCCGCCGCCGCAGGGATGTGGCGACGGGCTGAGAGATAGAAATTCATATATACTTACGAGAGAGGTCCCGTTCCGGTGAACTGACAGCTGAGTGTCGAGTTCTGGCGGTTCTGAGCCGAGATGGAATAGTCGGTGAGATAGGCCTGGCCGCTGCGCTTGATGGCGGAGTTCTGACCTGTGCGGTTGTTGGTGCCTGCGGTCTGATCGAAGGTGAGCGTCACCTTGGTCTTATTGAGGATGAGCGACATGAGGTCGGTCGGAAGTTCGCCGTTAACGCCATTGTCGGTCAGCGTCACCAAAGAGTCGGTCTGAGCATCCCACGAAAGACCTGTCACCTCGTTGTTTGCAAAGTCGTTGGCATCGTCCTTGGTAGAACTGTCCTCGACCTGTGCAGATATGTGGAAGGTACAGCTGGTCGCCATTGCGATGCACTTGCCACCTACCATCACAC